ATCAGAAACCTTTTGTTTTAGAATAGTATTCATGGCGGAAAAGATTTGTAGATCAAGGAGGTCTTCAATAACTTCTCTTCTGGCAGCAGCAGTAAGTTGCATGAATGGGATATAAGAACGAGAACCCAAAGTTACAATTTGGGTAAATGATTTATGGTTCATCTTCAGAATGTGTTTTTCAAGATATTCTTGATAATCTGTATTAGCAGCATCTTGGTTTAATAGATTTCCGTCTTGGAAAATTTCAAACACATTTGGTTTCATACCACGACGAACCAAATACTCCTTGTTTCCAATAGAAAACTCTAGCTCAACTAACATTTGCTTTTGATTAATCGAATTAATAAGTTGTGGCTTATTAATTTTACGAAAAGCTTTTCCATATAGAGCAACTGATATAGCTTCAATAAAAGTAGATTTTCCTGCACCATTTTCGCCGATAATCAACGTTGATGGTGAAGAAATAAGATTGACTTCTGTGAAGAGATTGCCTGTACTCAACAGATTTTTCCATCTAACAGTCTTAAAAATTATTGCCATAATATTTTCTTTACAGATTGTTTGCTTCTGAATATAACTCGCCCAAAAATTTCACAACCTCTTTCTTATCTACATCAGATTCAATATGTTCCACATACTTCTGGAGAATAGAAAGAGTGTCTTCTGCGCCTTCAGTAATATCTGTGTCGTTTTCAATATCAAGATCGATATTATCTTCGATAATTTGAATACCAAGAAGGTCGAGTTTTTCTAGGCGATCAATAAATTGATCGAACATGTACGGGTTTGCTTTATTATGGACCATTATCTTAATGTATGTTTCTCGATATTGTTCTAAAACAGAATCACTAACTTTTGACATATCACCATTAATGTCGTCATAATTTATCTTATTGAACATCTTATATGGGTTTGGAATAAATGTCAAGTCTCTTGTTTCGGTGTCAAAAACATGAAATCCTTTTTGATCACCATAATCTGACCATGTAATTTCATATGGACAGCCAAGATAGTTAATGTTTCCTCTAGATGATTTATGATGGTAATGTCCAGAACAGACCACATCAAACTTTTCAAAAATATTCGTATCCATTCCATGATCGATAATATTCCCCTTGTACATCTCAAACCCAGATAATTCTAGATGACCCAGCAAAACTTGAGCCGAAGTGGTCTTAATAATATCTAGTGCATCTTGCATATTATCTTGGCACATCCAAGGCATCAAAACGATGTTACAGCCATCAAATTCAATTTCAGTTGGCTTAGAATAAACTTTTATATTTTTATAATTTTTTAATAATAAATCAGGAGAATTAATTTCATTAGTATTTTTAAAATATGTACAATGGTTTCCTACAATTAAATGCAAAAATAAATTACTATTTTCAATTTTATCAAACCAGTATTTTTTACACAAGTATAAAGAATGTAAATTTATAATTTTTCTTCTATCGAAGGTATCTCCCAAATCTACTATAGTTTCTATATTGTTATCTTTAAGATATGGCAAAAACACATTTTCATAAAATTTTGAAAAATATTCATGAAAATGTATAGAATCATTTCTAACACCAAAGTGTTGATCAGTAATAAGTGCAATTTTCATTTTTACCTATCTAGTTCTAATTGAAACTTGGCAATTTCTTTATTGGCTTCTTCAACGATATTCTTGAGCATAGTATAATAATTATATCTAATATGCTTTGGAGTTGACTTATTGTTTAGATTGGAAATCCAATCTTGAATTAATGGGGGTAAAGTATTAAACATCTGATTCCTCAATTTTCATAAATTTTTCTAAAGCTTTCTTCTGCTTATTGTCATCTTTCTTCTTTTGCACAGAAGCCTCATAAGAACCAATAACATGAATTGCTGCTTCGTTATACCCACTTCCACTTATATTTCTATCATCAGAATCTTGAAACACATGTTGATCATTAGAGAGAATTGCATTTTCTAATGACTTATACTTGATATATTGTTGTTTCTTTTCTTTTTGAATTCGTTGAACAAACGAATGCCAACAAATTTGTGTGAAATATGCAAATGGGTTGTCATACTTTTCAGGATTGAAACTTTTTATATTAGCTATACAAGTTTCAATTCCGTCCGATATCATCTCATCTTTATATGAATAAAGTCCAAAACTTTTATGATTGGATAGTTTATTTGCTATGTCATATATGCATGTTCCGATGTAATTAGGAATTCTTGGTTGTTGATTTCCTTCTTCCTCGGCTTTAACACACATGGCTTTATATTCTACCATTGCTTTATAAAAGTCTTTATTGTTTACATAATGAATTGGCTTCTTTTTTTCTACCATTAAAAATACCTATGTTAGAACCATACTAAATTATATTATAATATGGTTCTGGATTAATGTAAAGTTTTTTTTCAAACTGATTTTTTTATCTTGACAGGGTTTTTTATCTTGAGTATAATAATTATAAGGAAAATATATAAACCTAATTAATATCTGTATTAGCTAGCAACAATCGTTCCTTGACTGCTGATATAAGATCTTGAAGTTCTTGAGGAGATTTAGCTGTATCAGTTATCTTAGTAGCTGTGTCTATATGAGATAGATGTTTTTCATAATATCCAAGAAGTTGTTTACTAGGTAAAGTGTAATATAAAACATGAAATTTATCAAAGTATACTTCTTTCTCATCAGAAAAATCATCCCATTTAAAAATTCCAATATATGGAGTTGGGGAATCTTCATCATCAATTATATCAACTCTAACAGGATTTGAAAGTAGAATTCCTGATTCTGTTTCTTCAAATAAGATGCCTAAAAAAACATCACCTGTAGTAATTCTAACTAGAATGGGTTTATCAATCATAATTTTAAACTCACATTATAAATTTTATTAGGAAATTCTTCTTCAGAATATAATTTTATTCTTTCCTTGAAATGTTGTAGTGTATAATTTTGATTACTTTTCCAGGATAAATCATCTGCAATATCATATAATGTAGCTGTATCTACATTTGAATTTTTTCTTAGAACCCGTCCAATGGATTGTAGGTTTTTAATGCGGGATTTACTGGGAGAAGAAAATATAAGATTCTTGAGACTCGTTATATTTATACCCGTAGAATATACGCCTGAAGAAGCAACGATAATTGCATTTGTTTCGGTCTCTACAATTTTTCTAATACGTTCTCTATCATCACCCTGTACTTTGCCCGAAACATAATATACGTTACGACTAGAGGCAGCATCCTTAATCATTTTGTATAATACTTCTCCGTGTTTTTCTACATACTGAAAAAGTACTAATGTGTTACCATCTAAGGATAATGCTAAATTTTTTAAGAATTTATTTCTTGCTTCATTCGTAACAATGAAATCAATTTCTTCTTGATATTTCTTTTTTGAAATGTCTTTCCTAATATAATCTGGGTATGAAAGCACGATGCTTTTGATGTTGAATGTGGATAAATGTTTTTGTTCGATTAATTCTGATGTGGTAACAACTTTTTTTACAGCACCAAATAATCCTTGAAGAACTAAAGCATGAGTTTGTGTTCCATCCAAAGTTCCTGTCAATCCAAATCTATATTTACAATCAACCATTTTTCCCATGATACTAACTAAAGATTTGGCTTTGAATAAATGAGCCTCATCACCAATCACAACATCAAATTGATCAAACCAAGATTTGGGCATTTTAAAAATAGATTGCCATGTAGAAATTGTTACTAGTTCTTCAGTGTTTTTTGTTACACCGGCAGTGATTAAATGGCATTTTTTTGTGTATCCATATTCAACAAAGTCTGAAGCCATTTGAGTGACCAGAGAAATTGTTGGCACAATCAAAAGTGTTTTTGCTTCATAATATCTTATGATCAAATAAATGATTAAAGATTTGCCGGAAGCAGTTGGTGACAATAAAAGTGTTCTACATTTTCTTATAGAATGAACAAACGATTCTAATTGATAATCTCGGACTTCATAAGGCAGGTTTAACGACTTGGTAAAATCGGAAGCTTCTTTTAATGAAAATTCTGTATCCGAAAAATCTCCATCATAAAAAATTTCATACCCTCTTTCCTTGGCATAATTTTCAATGTATGGAATCAATCCAGCATATATCAAGCCGGTCATAACATTCAAAAGACGAATTTTTCCATCCCATACCTTATTTCTATAGGCTGGTGAGAATTTTGCACCAGGAACAGCAAATGTAAAATGATCACTGATTTCGTGTAAGATAGATGCCTCGGCACGAATTTTTACATACGATTCATCATATTTTTGAATTGTTAAATTATCACTCATTATGCTCCGACCTGGAACTTAGACCATTCCACAGCCGCCTTAATATTAAATCCGCGATTAACAAAGGACTTGATAATTGAATCTAAAAGTGCTACCTTTTCTTTTTGGGCCGCGACTCTTAGGATTTTGCCTATGATTAGTTTATCCGATTCTAGATATCTAGGTACTTCGGTTTTTAGAATTCTTTTTCTACCAACTTCTTGAAATTCCTCAACCCAACCCATTTCGCGTAGCGTATCATCATCGATTGCGCCGCTGTAAAAATCATGTCGAATAGATGATATTTGTTTTAAGTCTGATTCCATTTGAATCAATTTCATTTTTTCATTGACATAAAATTTATAATATTTATTATGTAATTTGGAAATATTGAGTGCTTCGGAACCAAGTTCAGTCCGATCAATTTCGGAATCCTTATCCCATTGTTCAAAAATTTCATCAATAGTCATAATATAAACCTTTATCGATTTGTAAAAACTTATTGTAACATAGTATAAGTATACTGTCTATAACTAAATTCTACATCAGCCGTAATATATTCAACATCTTCTAAAGTATAATCTAATTTAAATCCTGAAAGGTGTGTTGGATATAAATCAAAAAAATCAAATCTGATATTTGGTTTTAGGCTGGAATCTAAAATAATTATTGATCCATCAACTTGTGGCCCTAAACCGTTGGTTGGCACATTATTTGCTATTTTTGCATATTGGTCAAAATTTGTAGGTTTTCCTAGACCTTCGATCCAATCGAATATTTCTCTATAATTAACTAAATCAGCATCAATTTTAAATGTGGCTCTAATTTTTGCAAATTTCATATGTTCGCCTGGAACTACGATAGTTTGAAACGGATTTTTAAAACCACTGGTTTCACCTGTCGTTACTCCTGGAAAATTGAATGCCTGGACATAGTCAACGAAAGTTGGTAACTTCTTGACTTGAAACTTGAAATTTAACGGCGATAAAAAGGCTTTGTTCGTCATATTTTTTCCCATTGACATATGTTTAGATATATTTATAATGAAATTCTAAACACAACTAGGAGATTTTTTTATGGATCGTTCAACATTTTTGGTTGACTATTATCACAATACAACTAGAATCACAATTCAGGGATCTTCTCAGATCAATCTTAGGACAGCTAGTAGCGATTTTGCAGTTCAACAATATCTACAGAATAAGCATCCCAATGAACAAATTAGGATTATGAATCTACGGTGGATTTAATATGGCTATGTCTAGTGTGGAAATGCAAGCATTAACCGTTCTAAAAAATGAATTGGCTTATATTGGCAACCGTAATATGTATAATGAAGAATATTATGATTATGCTAAAATTTATCTGCAAAAAAGAATTGAAGAAATTCAAAAAAAAGATAAATAATTTTTATATGGACTGGCATCTGGTGGTGGCGAGGGCCTTATAC